GCACGTGCAGCAAGAACAGATGACAGGCGGCCCGGCGGCAGAAGCGTTCACCTTTGGCGACCCGGTGCCGGTGCTGGACCGCCGCGAGCTACTGGACTACGTGGAATGCGTGGTGATGGACAAGTGGTATGAACCGCCGGTGAGCTTTGACGGGCTGGCGCGCACGTTCCGCGCCGCAGTGCATCACAGCTCGCCGATCAACGTGAAGCGCAACATCCTGACCAGCACTTTCATCCCTCACCCGCTGCTGAGCCAGCAGGCGTTTAGCCGTTTTGTGCAGGACTATCTGGTGTTCGGCAACGCCTATCTGGAAAAGCGCACCAACAGGCTCGGCGGCGTGCTGGCGCTTGAGCCGGCACTGGCAAAATTCACCCGACGCGGCACCGATTTAGACACCTACTGGTTTGTTCAATATGGCATGAACACCCAGCCCTACGAGTTCACCAAAGGCAGCGTGTTTCACCTGATGGAGCCGGATTTGAATCAGGAGGTTTACGGCCTGCCGGAATACCTTTCGGCGATCCCGTCCACCCTGCTAAACGAGTCGGCAACGCTGTTCCGCCGCAAATACTACCTGAACGGCAGTCACGCCGGTTTCATCATGTATATGACCGACGCGGCGCAAAATCAGGAAGACGTGAACAACATCCGCCAGGCAATGAAAAGCGCCAAGGGGCCGGGCAACTTCCGCAACCTGTTTATGTACTCGCCGAACGGGAAGAAGGACGGGATTCAGATCATCCCGCTGTCAGAGGTGGCAGCTAAGGATGAGTTTCTTAATATCAAAAACGTGAGCCGTGACGACATGATGGCCGCGCACCGGGTGCCGCCTCAGATGATGGGGATAATACCTAACAACGTTGGCGGTTTTGGTGACGCTGAGAAAGCCTGTAAAGTATTCGTACGCAATGAACTAATCCCCTTACAAGAAAGAATGAAGGAAATTAATGAATTGTTAGATTGCGAGATTATAAGATTCTCACCTTATGAATTAGGTTAAAATTTTTAATTTCCTTTATCTCCATATGCCTCAGCAGAATATAAGACAAGCGCTCCTGAGGCCTCCAGCTCACTTTTAAAATCACTTCCCAATGTATATTCTTGCAAAAGTGAATATTTGTGAATGTAAACTCTGGATCTGCCGCCTATAGTTGAAAGACCATTGAGCATTATAGCCCCGGACTCTATGGAGGAAAGTTGCGCCCTAACAAGCTTAGCATATTTAACCCTTTCATTCTTTGAAAGAAAATACGACTCATCAATATGTTTAAATATGTGATATAAATTCCTAAAATAATGTCCTGCACTAGAGAAAAAAACATCATTATCATAGAAACGATCAATAGAGGAGGTTAATCTTTTCGGTGCCGGCTGCTCATCATCACTTAAATTTCGAAAATTAAACTTCACCTCGGTAATGCACCAATTTAATGCATCCACACCTGAATATGTATTTTCCCCATACTTTACCTTAACATTTTCAAGATGTTCTTTATGATAACGGAGCAATTCAAATAGGACAGATTCGAATGATTGCATTGAGGATTGACGAGAAGTAACGTGAAGCGTGTAGCAAACTAAAATTATCGATATGAAACTTAAACCCGGATTTAGCACCCCTCCTATATAATCTCCAAATTGGCCCCACTTTTCAACTGAATTACTTATTTGACGATCACCAAAAAAATTATAATACATAATCAAAGCTGCACCGATAAGAAACAGTGCTAATAATGATACAACCGGTATTACAGCAAATCTTTTGGCTTTTAGAAAAAGTATGTTAGACATTTTTAATCCTTTAAAGCTATTGAATCGACTTCAATTTCATAAATCCCCTTTTTAGCCTTGCAAAAAATAGGATTCTTAAGAATTCTTATATTATTTATTTCCCACTTATAATACCCCTTCTTCCAATCTCGACCTAATGTGACGATTGATCCGGCTTTAGAGTGTTCAACTTCCGTCCAAGTTGAAAATCTAGTAAAGTCAACAATAGCTAATCCGACCCCCTCATCTTCATCCTTATCAAACTCAAGATAACGATTATTTTGAACTAATAAAATATTCATCAACGGAATCTCCGAGGGAAGCCAAGACCTTATCTCATGAGTCTTTATTCCATCAAGAATCAAATTCACCGCGGGGTTAACTATTGAAAGAGCTTGAATTTTCATTTTTTTCGCCTTATGTTAACTCCCTAATTCTATCATAAATTCTATAGTGGAAATGAGTAAGATGCTAATTTTTGTAGCTGGTGTGCACGGTGTTGGGAAGGGCTACTTATGTAAAAAATACAGCGAAGAAAATGATGTGAACTACCAGAGTGCTAGCCAACTTATACGTAACCATGGTGATATAGAAATACCTTTAGATAAATTGGCCTCAAACTTAGATCGAAATCAATTGATTTTAATTTCGGCCCTTGAAAGTCTTTTAAATAAACATAAAAAAATTTTGCTTGACGGTCACTTTTGCTTGCTTCAAAAAAATGGAGGGATAAAGAGTTTAGATAAAAGCACTTTCCAGTCATTATGCATTGATGGAGTGATATTATTAGAAAATGACAGTGAGACAATAATAAAAAGAATTATAGAAAGAGATGGAGCTGCTCCATCCTATGATATAGACGCATTAATTAAGTTTGAGAGAGAGAATGCTTTTTCAATATGCCAAGATTTGAACATACCAATAAAAATATTATCATCATCCACAATAGAAGAATTCACAAGATGCGTTAATGAAATTGAGCGCAAACGTTAAAGCAGCGCTCAATAATGTTTAAACATATCGGAATGATTGCGGCGCCTTAGCACCGGGAGATATGTCATTAAGATCTAATGGTGAGAGATAGCGCTTAGGGTTTTTTACAGTAATTGCAAAAGCCTTTTCTCTACAATGAAAATAATCTTCAAAAAATTTGTGACTGATGCCTGCATATCTTTTTGTTTTGTGCCAAAGTTCAGTGGGTGTGTGCATAAGGATATCTCCAACCTTAAACTCACCAATGACTTTGCCAACAGGCATAGTGGCATAAATTAAAACAGTATCGACATCTTTATTTTTAAAGATGTTTTTCCTGAATTCGAATTTTTTTTCACCAGACAAAATACGCTCAGCATATTCAGGCTTAATCGATAATATAACCTTCATTTACCCCGCCCATTGTGACTATTCGCTTAAAATGTGAATCACTTAATTCCAGAAAACCCCAATAATTCGCATCAGTATATCCTGTGATGGTCATTATGTCATCCCTTATAACTCGCTTCTCTAAAGGAAAATTATAAGTAAACCTAATTATTTGAGGATAGTTTTTCTTGTTATACAAAAGTCTCAACTCATCTTCATCAAATACAGTATAGGGCCCGCAGTGTTTTTTGAAATCATCATAATTATCGAAAGAATGAATATTTTTCACATCTATAACTACACATACAGAAGTCGCAACCGATCTATAGCGTGCAGGCCCCTGACCATCAGAAGTTCTGTATATGAGTATGTTATCTCCTTCACGAAGAGTTTCAGTTCCGCCCATTTTTGTAAGATATACTTTCTCGATACTATTAGTATGCGCCACATCTTTAATTAAGGTTCCATCCTCATTGTGCAACTTAGATTCTGGAAAAAGTCTTGTATGCCAAGTAGGGTAAATACTTAATAAGAAATTACGATTATTAAGCTTAACCAGCGGATAATTATGTTTGCTCATTTAATCTCTCCACTCTAATGACTTGAAATAAATTCCTTCATGACCATTAATAGTTGCAACTATTTTTTTTGCTTTTAATTCAAACCCATAATTTTCAAGAAGGTTGATTAAACCAACATGTTTATCGAAAATTGTCACATAGATTTCTTTTAAACCATTATTCATTGCATATTTAAAAACTAATCTTATAAACCTTTCGCCTAATCTGGTGCCGTGAGCATTAATTTTAAATGTTCCAAGCTTAACTCTAGGTTTTGCGTTGAAAGCGGGTATGGTATCTGTGATTGGATCATCTTCAATTTTAAGATACAGAAAACCATCCATTTCACCTAGATCATTATGCGATACATAGGCTTTGTTTGAAGCTTTTGAAGCAAACCATTTATCGAAACCATCATAATCGGCTCGTAATGAGTTGAAAAAACTATCAGTTAAATCAATTTCTCGAAAAAACTTTTCTTCGATAGACATCCAAGTCTCCAGCTGTGTCAGAGTAACATTCTGGCATTAGAATTATGAAAATTCACACTTCTTTCGCCAATACTATAACTTCGTATTTCGCTCAAGTGTAACAATATACTTCAAATTAGCCCCTTATTCATGACTAATCAAATGTTCATATGAGGCCCTTAGCGCGCGCTCGTACCCCCGCCACGCCTGCCCGCTTTATGATGCGGTTTTCATGCACCTGCATGACATAAACGAAAGCCCGCCAGAACTGGCGGGCCTAGGGTAAAGCGATCCTTTTCGGATCATGCGAATTCATGCGGCATAGTCATGCACTCTTCACTCCAGCTTGAAGTCGTCCACAGAAGCTGACTTGTGGAGGCCAATTCCTTCTGCTTCATTCAGAAAATCCATGCCCTGCCGTAAAGAAATGGGATATGGAATCTCAAGTATGAAAACGAAGTCGTAGGTTTTACCGAGCCAGTAACCCCCGCCGCATTCTTTCGGCCGTTGGAAAAACACCCATTCACCTGGCTTATAGTAAGTGAGTACCTCACCTCGGTAAACGATCTGGAATTTTTCGGGATTTTTAGCCATGGCTTAACGCCTCGCAACTCTCGTTATGTTCGGACTCACCTTCCGTAAGCATCCCGGCGTGATATGTAGCTTCCATCCGATCATATCTTGCTACGCGTGACATCTGAAAAAACTAATCTGAAGCGTGCATCATGCGCGAATATTCGTGGCTTCTGACTTTTCGCATCAGCTCATCGGTCAGTTCAGAGACCCACTGAATGGCAAGCTGCTTCTCGTCATCCGTGCAATCACTGGCAGCAACAAGTTTCATAAATAAATCAATACGCTGGAGCTTCATCGACTCCAAAAAATAATCCTGCATATTCCCTCCGCACAATGAACAACTGTTTATACGTACAGTATATTATGAGTTTCGAAATGTGAAATGTTTTTTTACCTTCCGTGAGAAATCCTCTGGATTAATCAGATGGTTATCTTTTGTTCCTGGAGCCTACCGTTTCGGTAAAAAAGCCGCATTCGCGCACCTGAATTTAGGCTGCATCCTCTGGAAAGGAGGCTAATTTCCTCTTCATGCCCCTCAAAGCCACGGGCTTTTAGTTCCAGCTCTAACCGTCGGCGCTCCGGCCCCGTACAGTTATTGACAGAACTCCAAGGGGCGGCGATGCCGCCAGAAGGACCAGCCTCCGCTGACGCGTCGGCTAATTTGCT